TTAGCGGACAGTAATAATTTTACGAGCTATGCGACGGCTGTTAAGCTTGCGGTTGTTCAGCCGCAGGTTGAAATGCAGGAACGAGAAGCCGCCCCAGTCATCCCTTATTTCGATGTCCTCGACCTGCGGGTAAGGCAGCTTGCCCGAGGGGTCCTGCGCACCGTCCCAAAAGGCGACACATACCCTGTCATAGTATTCCGCTTTCTTCCCTTTCTCACCGGCGACGACAGTCTGTGCGGAGAACGTTTGCATGAAAGGGTAATCGGACTCGTCCTCACCCTCGGCGTTGTCCTCGTCATAGCCGGAGAACGACAGAAACAGGCACTTGCCGTGTTTTTCATCAGTGAAGTCGATGCGTGCCGGGACGAACTCGACCTCCACCTGATCTGCATCGTCAGCCTCTTCGGCAATGCGTCCGCCGAAAAGGTTGACAGGCTGCAGCACGCAGCGGTAAGAGAAGCGGATTCTGTTGCCGTCAGAATAAGGGGTGCGGCTGACGGCGCGTATGATGAAATAAGCGTTAGCGTCCTTCGCATACAGCAGACGGTCAATCGGGCTGTTGCGGTGGTGCTGCCCGTCCCATGTGCGCCACTGCCTGTTGGCAGCAAGCAGTTCCGACATAGTTTCATAAACCACGGCATCTCCTTTGTTCGCTTTGATGAACCAGTCGCAAGAGTAATACTTCCAGGCGGCGTGGTCGCAATCCTTGTAGACGATATTCTTGGCTTCGATGTACTCGCAGCCGCCGTCTTCGACCGACACTTCCGTTGAATGCCTGTCAATGATGCCTTCAAGCTCGACCTCTCCGGCTTCCTTGAGTACGGTGTCGGTAAAAGCAAACTTTATGGACTTTGCCCGGTGGTCGATTTCAAACTCCGCGCCAAGGAATAGTTCGAGTCTCTCGAAGAACTCCGCGACCGACCAATGAGGGAGCGCACGGGCGAACTGCGGCGTGTACCAAGCAGCGGGCAGACAGTTGCAGACAAGGAGGAAGCGGTGTTCCTCAGACCTCTCCCATTCCGAGAGGTCAACGGCATAGCCGACAGCATCGCATATCCTTTTGACAACGGAAATAAGATACGGCTGCCACGACAGCCCCCAGGTGTCCGCGCTCCACTCATAATGCCCTTTGCCTTGCGAGGCATCGTCAACGACATACTCCGCAAGGTTCTGTATGTTGCCCGAATAGTCATTGACCCAAGGCAGCGCCACGCAGTCGGGATATGAGAGCGGACTCCACGCCAGCGAAGGCGACGGCTTGCCCGAAGGCCACTCACCGAGGTCGAGTTCGTTGATATATATGTCATCGAAAGTCTGCGAGAAATTCTGCTCGCTGCGCCCCTCGAGGAACTGGCACTTGACTTCCGACTCGCTGATTTCCGTAACGGCGATTGACCCGGCTTTGAAGAACCTGCCATGCCTTATCTCGCAATTGAAAACGACCTTGTCAGAGATGACATCTGCGCGGTTAATCCTGCCGAATACGGCTATGTTCTCCGGGCATCCCCTGAGGGGGAACGTGATTGACAGCGTGTAGCCATCGCTTCCCGAAAAGAGGCGGTTCTCGGCTACGTACTCAAACGATGTCCCTTTCTTCAACACGGCCTCTCTGCCGTTTATCCTTATCTCCATTACTTTCTTGATTTTGGCAGACGGTTTCTCATGAGGCGGTCGTACTCCTCTTGCGCACGCCGCATTCCGTGGTCTCCGGCAACGGTGTTGACCGTGACAAACGGCTCGTTGAGCCTTTCATCGAGGCGGTCGAGGGTGTCGTAGAGCCTTTCGAGAGACTGCTCCGGGGCGGATTTGTAGGGATTGTTCACTACGGTATTGGAAGACAGCGGCTGCGCTGCAAGCAAGGCTGGTGCAGTTACCGAGCGCGACACGTCGGCGGCAGTGATAGAGCCGATTGTGTTAGTGCGCTGCGCATAGTCCAGAGCCTCGAGCAGAGGGCGCGTCCGGGGGTTATTGACAAGGGACTGCGAAGCGACCCATTCCCCTTTGTGGACGACACCGGCGGCTTCGTCCGCCCTGCCCGGCGGCGTAAAGCCGCCAGACTTGTAGCCCTGCGACGCGGAGGCCTGTTGCTGCTTTTTGATTGCCGCTACCTGCACAGCGCCCGCTGCGACAGCCATGGCGGCAGCGACAGGGGCGAGGATGTAGCCGACCACGGGCACTGCTGCGGCAGAGCCGTAGGCGTTGAGAGCGTTGGTCGCGGTCTGTGCCACCGCCTGGATGACCTGCATCGCGAACATCTTGCGGTTTGCCTCGTTCTTCGCCTTTGCAATCTCCCGCTCCTTTGCCTTCTCGAGCTTTTTGACCTTGTAAGAATTTCCCTCGGCACGGCTCACTTCCGCGTCATAACGCTTGTTTATCGCCGCCGTCTGCGTTTCAACCTCGGCTTGGATGACAGACGACAGGCTCGAGAAAACCGCTGACATCCCCGACACAACGGCATCCAACGCGCCGGACAAGGCTTTGCCGCCCTCGCCGCCGAGCCATTCGGCGGAAGCATCGACACCGCGCTGCAAAGCGTTGCGCGTGTCCTCCTCGGCAAGCAAGCCGTACTGCTTCTGCAACGCGAGCTTAGCCTTTTGGAAAGCCTCCTCGATGCGCAGTTTCTCATCGGCGTTGTCGCCCGCCGCTTGGAGTTCACGTTGGTACACTGTTTGGAGCGCGACGAAATCGGCATCGTATTTCGCCTGCCGTTCCGCAGGGTTGTCGCCGAAGAATTTCTCTTTCATCGAAGCGAACTTCCGTTCCGCCTCCTCCGTCTTCTGCTGCCGATGCTGCGTTTGCCGTAAAAGAGCGTCCTGAAGGTCGGCATCCGCCTGTATACGCTCCTTAGACCCCTCTTTGCAAATGCGGGTCAGAGCCTTCAAATGCTCGATTTCGATGCGTTCCACAGCCTCGTCGTAGGTCTCTTTTGAATACTTCCCGTCTATGTAGAACTGCTTGGCCTCGGCGATGCGCTCGTTGTAAGAACTGTTTTCCGCTTCAGCCGTCCCTTTGAGCGCGTCCTCGGTCTGCTTCATCTGTGCTTCGCGCCACTGCGCCGTGATGGAGAGCCTTTCGGTCTCGCCGAGGTCTGTGTGCAGGAGCTGCTTCTCATAGAACTCGACGGCAATCCTGTCCATCTCCGCCGTATACTCGAGATAATCCTTTTTGCCTGTGGCGTAAGCGATACGCGCCATGGCCTCTTCCTGCTCCCTCCAGTCCTTTTCAGCCGCGAACCTGTCGGCATCCTTGCCGGTATTAGAGCCGCTTGTTGGGACAGACGGGACGACCGGGGTGTTCGGGGTCTGCGGTTCTGTCAGGGCATCGGCACTGATTGAGTACTTCTTGCGAAGGAACTCGTTGGCGTCGTTCAACTGCCTCTGCTTCGTGAGGTTGGCTTGCAATGCCGCTTCCGAAGCGTTGTAGGTTTTCCCTGTCGAAGCAACACGCCGGGCGTAAGGCGTTACGTTCACCAGCCCCGAAGCCGCCGCATCGGTGCTGTTGGTGTACGAGGCAGAACGGTTGGCCTCCTGCTGCCGGGCGTTCTCCCAGTCGGCGACAGCCGCGTCATGCGCCTTCTTGTCAGCATCGCGTTTCTTTTGCAGGGACGGCAGCTGCTGTTCGAGGGTGAGAAGTGTCTTCTCGTTCTCCTCGATTTTACCTGCGGCGGCACGCGCCCGTGCGACTTCGATTATGGAATCGCGCAGCTTGTCGTATGCGGTCTTTGTCTTGCCGAGCATGATTTCCTCGGCAGAGAGGTTCTTGAAATAGTCAGGGTACAGGTTTTGGAGGCGTTCAGCGGCAGCTTTGCGCTCGTCTGTTGACTTCGCCTCGTCCGTGGCCGCCTTGTACAGCGCGTCAAGGCGGTCAACCTCGGCAGCGGCATAGCCAGCTGCTGTCTCGTCAAGGTCTGTGATTGTCTTCTTGAAGTCCTCCGCCTCCTTGCGCTGCCGTTCGAGTTCCTCACGCTGGTTCTTGATGCGCTGTGTCACGGCGTAAACCGCGCCGCCGACGGCGAGTATCAGCCCGACCCAAGAGGAGAACTTCGTCGCTTCCATGCTCCTGCGCCACCGCTGCTGCATGGCATGGTTCACCTCGAGTCCGTTGGTGAAATACTGCACGGCGTTTATGAGCGGCGCGAACAGCAGCCTCACCGCCGGGAGGATGCCGCGCAACAGCCGCAACACTCCGTGGAACAGAGCCGTGGCTTTGGAGGCAATCGCCATCCGCGCGTTGTACACGAGCATGACCGCGCTGTACGCCGCCACGGCAGCGGCGACAGTGACGATTTCCGTCTTGTACCTGATGAAGAAGTCCACCATGGCTTTGAGTGCGCGGAGCATGGCCGAGCCCGAAGAGATGCAGTAGCGCATCACGGGTTGCAGCTTCTCGCCAAGTTCCACGGCAAGCTCGTTGAAAGCCTTCTTCGCCTTGTCAAGCCCCGCCTGTACAGTTGTGTTCTGCACTTCGAACTCCTTGTCTATGGAGACCGCCTGGCTGAAAGCCTCGTTTGCGACGAGCTGCTGGCTCTTGACTTCCCCGATGTGGTTGGCGAGCGTGGACAGAGCGGAGATTGCACGCGAGCCGTTCTCGCCCATCTCCCGGAACATGGGAGACAGCACGTCCATCCTGCCGGCTTGGTTCAGCGTAGTCAGAAACTCGATCAGCGCGGCATTCATGTCGGTCTTGACGAGTTTGGCGAAGCGTTCCACGTCCATTCCGGCTACGCGGGCGTACTTCGCCGGGTCTTGGTAGATGCGCACTATCACCTGCGACAAGGCGGTTGACGATGCCTCCAGCTTCTGGTTGTTTGAGTCGAGGACTGCGGCGAAGCCCATTATCTGCTGCACCGTCAGTCCCGCTTGCGAGCCGACACCGCCCATGCGAGAGGCGAACTCCGCGATGTACGGGGCAGATGCCGCGCAGTTCTGCGAAAGCTCGTTGATGACCGAGCCGACTGACAGGAGGGCTTTCTCGGTGCCGAGGCGTTTCTCGTCGCCGAAAATGCCCGTGAGTTTGGAGAGCGTTAGTGTCGCCCCCTCGCCGAGGTCGTCAAGGGCGACGTTGATTTTGTCGGCTGCGCGGACGAAGCCGAGCACGTCCTCCTGCGACTGCTTCCCCAGCCGCCCGGCTTCTTGGGCGAGGCGGTTCAGCTCCTCGCGAGAGGATCGGGTGTCCATCTTCTTGAACTCCTCGTTCAGATTCTCCACCTCTTCGGCGGACATCCCCGTGAACTTGCGCACGTTTGCCATTTCCTGCTCCATGTCGGCGTATGCTTGGACGGCGGACTTTCCTGCCATGACCAAGCCTGTTACCGCCGCCCCGATGCCGAGCAGCGCGGTTTGGCAGTCGTTGAGCCAGCGGTTGAAGCGGGACCACAGCCCCTGTTGCGGCTGCATTTGTTCGTTGACCTTGCCCAGCTCCTCCTTTACAGCCTTGATTTTCGCGATATGCTCATCCCACGCCTTCGAGCCGCGCTCGATGCCGTTCAGTTGCGACTGCAATGTGCGGAGAGCCTTGTTCAGCTCTCGCGGTGCCGCCTTGTCAAGTCGTTGCATGACCTGCTCCACAGTCGCGGAAGACGATTGGAGCTGCTGCATCAGCCGCCTTGTGTTGCGCAGTTCCCTTTGGAGCTTCGCCATTGTCGCCTTGTCCCCTGCTTTCGCGGCACGGGCTATTCCTTTTTCAAGCCTTAGCGCATCGGTCTCCAAGCGGCGCAGCATCTGCTGTGCCTGTTTCCCGTTGACCGAGAGGGTAACTGTTGCTGTGCTGTTGTAATTCGACATAGTTCAAAGTTTAGAGTTGAAGGTCGAGAGATTAGAGAGCCTTCTTGTCGGTTTCTCACGGCTCTAAACTCTACTCTCTCGACTGATTTTCGACTTTTCAAGCAAAAATACCTCTCTATACGCTGACCCGAAAAGACGGACATTCGATGCCGATGCAAAAGGTTTTGGCTTCACCTTTTAGCCGAGAATTGTGAGAGCGCAGCCGAGGCTCGCAATTCGGAGGCGGTAAAAAGGTGGAAACCAGCGGATTGAAAAGCCGGTTTTCGGCGAAATTTTTCTTTGCTTTGCCGAAATGAAAATTTTTCAATCCGTTGGCAAGCCGACCGTATGCTGATTTTCAGGAAGATAACACGTAAAGGTCGGCGCAAAATGGGGGTTCGGGGGAATAATTCCCCCGAGTGTGCCACTGCACTGCCCCCCCGAGCCTGTGGATTGCTTCGGCTGTTTTCGGGATTATCTTTGCGGAATATGTCAGAGCCGCCACCGCTGCCGCCCGAAAGCGCGGTAAAATCGTTGACGCGCAAATCAAATTGGGCGAAGCCCGATTTGGCACGCGGCAGCACCTGTCGGCATATCAGCCGCCGGGCGGTGCAAATCCCGAAGGCGTGGGCATTGTGGCATTTCAGGGTCAATGCCGTAAGTGGCTTTTGGCGCGGAAGCGTTGCAGAGACCCCAATGAACGCCGGGGTCTCGCAACGGTATGAGCCGCCGCTCTACAAGGCTGCAATGTCCCGGCTGAAACGCCGATGCCAGTGCCTTGCCCTGTCCGGGAAGCCCGTCGGGGTGATGTGTGGCGGCAGACGGCAGTGGTCGCAGGTTCGCAGCGGAGGTGGCGGTGCACAGGACAACGGCATCGGTGCGGAGCAATGAAGCCTCAGCCGGGGCCAGCGTACGCATGAGCCTCTGCCTTGGCTGTGGGTCGTCGGACGCAAAAGGGTCTCCGACTGAACGCGCAATGACCGCTCGGCATTGAGGTGGCGGACGCAGCGCAGACGCAGCGTAGAAGTCAAGACCTGCATAGTCAGCCGGGGCTTGGGGCGGGGTCGGATGCCGTGGGGCGAGGTCGTCCATGCCGCTGACGGGGCGTTGCGCGGTGAAAGCCCGGATGTGGATTTCGAGGGACGTATGGAACTGACGCAGGGGAAAGGCTGCCGCAGTCTGCTCGGTATCATGGGCGAACAGCAGCGCGATACAGACGTGGCAGACACGGAGCGCAGCGGAGTGTCCACACGGCATCGCAGTCAGTTTGCGTGGAACGTATGGGACGGAGAGGAACGCAATCTGACAGCTGCTGCACGCCTATGCACAGATACGGAGCAGACGGAGAAAGCACCCTGCTTCGGTGGAATGAAGCAGTCAGGAAATCATGCTCCGAGGTTCAGCCGCGTAACGGCATGGGTGGGTTTGGGGACAAAGCAAGACGACTTGCCCTCACGGGCAAGCCGCCTTTCAATCAAAATCTGTGTCGATAGGTATGGTCATGTCCTTCTTCTCTTCAAGTATACCAAGACAGCCGATACGATCACGGCCAGTCCGCCGATGACGGCGAACACAAGCGTCGTATCGGGAGGTTCGGCAATGGATGCCGTTGCCGAATGTTCGGCTGACGATGTCGCATAGGCACGCTTGAACGCCACGCTGTCAAGCCGGTTGTACCCTCGTATGTCATTGGCGGTCTGTCTGCGGTCGGCGATGACGGAGCCTTTGACGGCGCGGATGCGCATTCTTGTGGCGGTATCGGCGGCGACCTGCCGCTCGATTGCAATGTCAAGTGTGTCGAAGGCGAGGCTGATCCTGCCAATGGCGGAGTCAATTCTGAAGGCATAGCCGGAGGATTGTGTCGCGGCTATGCTGTCAATGCCGTATTTTTCATTGACCGCAATTTCCTTCTTGGCTCGGCAAGAAGGGAAAAGCGCGGTGAAAATCAATGCGCATGCGGCAAACATCGAGAGCCGGGTGCGGAGGGTTGAGAATGTTTTCATAAGTCTGAAAATTCGGAAGTTGCGTCGAATGACGGACAGGCTTTGTTGGCGAAGTCGCGGTGTCCGTGTATCGTTGCTTTTGGATATGCGGCTTTCAGCTTTTTCAGCAGCTGTCGCAAAGCTGTCTTCTGTATCGGCGTGCGCGTGTCTTTCGGTGTCTTGCCGTCAGCGGCGCATCCGCCGACATAGCACACTCCGATTGAGCGTGCGTTGTGGCCGGTGCAATGCGCCCCCGGTTGAGCAATGGGGCGGCCCGGCATCACGTCGCCGTTCCGGTACACCACGAAGTGGTAGCCGATGTCGCGCCAGCCGTTACCTTTTACGTGCCAGTCTCTGATTTGCTGCACGGTGAAGTCTTTACCCTCGGGTGTTGCCGTGCAATGGACGATGATCTCGTCAATCGTCCGGGTGTTTTGTTTCAGTTCCATTGTCTTTGTATTTATAGTGGTAGTCGATGCCGAACAACGCACCGGCGAATGTCAGTATCTCGCCGAAAGCTATCAGCACCGAGTTGTGTATCTCACCGGGTGGTGGCAGTATGAACCCTGCAACGAGCAGTCCGCAGCCGAGGGCTATAAGAGCCATGGCGGAGATGAGCTGTATTGTCGGTTTGTGTTTGCGTATATCCATGTTTTTGCGGCGTTTTTATCGTCTAATCATTTGGCTGTGTGGAATATTATGGTTAACTTTGTGTCGGACAAGCAAAACCGTGCTTAGGCTGCCCCGGACACCTCTGACGCAAGTGAAGCCATGCTGAAGCCGACCCGGATGCCTCTGTCTGTATTATGTGGGACAGCATTCCTTTTGGGCTTTCCCGGCGGTGTTGCATTGATTGCATTTCCTTGCGGCCTCGTGCCGCTTTGGGCACTCATAGCTCGTTTGAAAGACAGCATCCCTTGCGGTTCGCCGCGAGGGCTTTCTTTTTATTTGCCCCTTTACGCGGCATGGCCGTCAACGCGAGCTGAATGTCCATGTTTGCGAGCCGGGGTCGTATATGATTGTGAAAGTTGCGAGCGAGCTTACGAGGTTGGCCGGGGTTATCGAGGCTATGCCGGGGTTCATAGGCTTGGCGAAACCGATGCCGAAAGTGATGCGCACCATGCGTTCCTTGGCAGGGTTCTTCGGGTCGGCGAGAGACACGGACGAGCGTCCCAACCCGAAAGAGACGGTGCCGTCCTTGCGGACGTGCCGCGACACAAGCACAGAGGGAGAGGTGGTATACCCCTCGGCTTTGCAGCAGTAAAAGCTATGGGGATTGGTCGAGAACTCAACGATGTCCCCATTGACATGCACCGAGTACCTCGACCCCATGATTGCCCACCCTTTCTTGACCGGGCAGTGCTTCTTGGCTTTCTGCTCATCGGTAGCCCATTTTAGCTTGAAGGGGTTGCGCTTGCGGACGTTGCGGAACAGGTACGGCACGAACCCTTGGGATATGAGCTTTGACGCGCCGAGTATATGGAGCTTGCCGTCAATGGCTTGGCAGGAGATCTGAGCGTCCTTGTAAAGGGTGTCGGAAGTGCCGATGCCGAGGAGTTTGTTGATGACTGCGATTTGAACCCGGATGCTTGAAACGTCTTTCTTGGCGTTGTCGAGGTCTATGACCTGCTGCGCACGCATCGCTCCGGCACGCTCGGCAGTGGCTTGCCGTATCGCCAACGGCGGCAGTTCTGTCTGTTCGCCGGTGTACAAGTTGACGCTCCGTGTGTTCAAGTAAACGTTGTCGCCGTCATCCGCGCCAAGCGAAAGTGCGGTGAGAGCAGGTGCTGCGGATTTAAGAGCCTCGTGCCACTTGTTGATAATGTCGAGATTGGCTTGCGTCCCTGCGGTGGCGAGGATGTCCGTGATTTTCTGAAGTATAGAGCCGACGGTTTCGGGGCTGACGCTGTTGGACTGCGTCGTATTTCGGAACTGCGTTATCAGCTGCGTCAATGTCGTTACGTCTATCATTGCGGTAATCTTTGACGCAAAGTTATGATGCCTCGGACGTGTCCGAAAAGACATCATTTCTGAAGTGATTGCCGGAATGTTCGGTCATTCAAGGCGTTGGCGACGATGCCGCAAAAGTCGCGACCGAGGTTGTCGGCAAAGAACTCTTTTAGGTTCATGACCGATGCGTAGTACTTGGTCGAGAACCATTTGCGGCGTTGGCGCACCTTGTCGCGCCCGATGTCGCCGGGGTTGCCTACCGACACTTCGCGTCCTGTGCCGTAGTCTTGGAACAATCCGTAGGTGTTGAAGGCTTGCGAGAGCGTTACGGCGGACACTTTGCCGTCAATCGACAATCCGACCGAAACGGCTGAGCGGTACAACGCCCCTGTGTCAACGACTTTCAGCAGAGCGATGCGCTCGCGCCAAATCTTGATCATTGTGCTGTTGAAAGCCAAGACGTATTTACGGCGTTCCTCCTCGGCGTTATGTCCACTCTGAAGCATTGTAGCGTAAATCGGTGAATGTGTCGATTGCTATTTGAAAGTAAGCGCAGGCTGCGCCGGAAAAGAAATACCGCTCTATCTCCGTGAATGAAATCTGAGGGTCAAGGTAGATGCGGTTTTCTTCCAGTCGGGTTTTCTCCTGAAGCAGCACCGACATGTATTGCCGGAACAGCTCGCGGAGTGTGTCGAAGCACTCCTGACGAGCCGCCATGTCATCGAGGGTGTGTCGCATAGCGAGAAACACAGTTTTGACACGGCGCGTCCGAGGCGTGTTGTTCATTTCCATATAGCCTTGCGAAGTGTCGCTGACTGCGACGATGGCTGTGGCTGACTGCATGACGTGGAGTGCCTCCTCGAAGCCTTCAAGCCCTGACACACGGCAGAAAACGAAGTTTTCGCTCTGTGCAAGCCGGTTTCTGTTAGTCAAGTCCTCGAAAAATGAGGTGGCGTTCCAAGAGAAAGTCGAATGTTTAGGGGCGAGAGTATTGAGTTTCATTTGTTCGGGTATTTGGCGTTGAACTCCTGGTATTGACCTTAGTCTCAGTCGGCAGGCCGACCGCGCACCAGCCAAAGGCCGACATACGCTCTGAGCTAAGGTCGAATTTTTGAACGCAGTTCAAAAAATTCGCGAGCCTGTGCGTCAAGCTCGGTAAGCGCACGGTGGGTGTCAAGGGCGAGTATCTCTCGCTCCTTGGTTATGTCTCCTTTGGTCAGGGCGCGTATCATAGCATCGACAGACTGCTGTATTTGTGCGCCGGTGGGCTGTGCATTGCTGCCAAGCAGGTTGTCTGACTGTGCCTGTGGTTGAAAGAAATGGTTGAAACGCTGGGCGAAATAGCCTTTGACCGATGCGAACCAGTAGAAGACTGAAATTCTTTCAGCCGGGGATAGGGAAATGGGAATTGGGGATTGATAGAGGATGCTTGCGATTTGGACGAGCAAGTCGTCCGACTGCGTGGCGAGATAGCCTTGATAGAGGTTGTCGCAAATGATGAATTTCTCAAACGGCACTTCGGAAAAGTCAGGCGAAAATGAGCGGTGGCGACCGATACGAGAGATGCAGATAGGCTGTGGCGGTATGGTGTCGAGCCAGTCAAGAGTCGGAAGCAATTCGGCTATTTGGTCAGCGGAAACGATGAAGTCTTGGCGGCGTAGGCGGCAAACAAAATCGGCGTTGTGTCGGTGTCTGACAGACAGACCCGACCAACGGAACAGGCAAAGGGTCTTTATCGCATCGAAGGTAAATACTTGGGCTATAAGTCCGAAAGCATAGCGAAGCTGCTTGTCGTTCAGCTCGTGCCAGCTTTTCGGCATGATGAGGTCGATTTTTAGCGTGTTGTTATCCATAATGCAAAGCGTCAAATGATGTGGTATTGTCAGAACCAGTAACCATGAGACTTTATGCTGTTCTTGAATGTCGGTGGGTTGTACAGCTTAGCTACGTCCGATGAGTGCCATTCGGGAAAGGTATCGGGATGCCGTCTGATGTAGTCAACGATGTCGCGCAAGGCGGTTTCGCGCAACGGCTTGCCCAGAACGAGGTCGGCAACGTGTCCCCGGAGTGCGGTGCAAAGTCGAAAGTCGATGGTCGAGAGTGGATAGATGATGCCGAGTGTCTCGTCGCGCAGGCGTTGCATCAGTTCGGGGGAAATGTATTCGGCAGCGAGGCGGTCTTCCGCAACTGCAATCGCAGGACGCAGTTCCTGAAATTTCTCCCATGTTGCCACGCCGGAGGCAAGCTGTCGGATGCTGTCAAGCGTTGAAAACAGCGTTGCGCGGAAGAACTCGCATTGGGCAGTATTGTGCCAGCTGCCAATCTTGGCGAGCAACGGCAGCAAGGCGTTGATAGCCGCATCACGTTGCGCCTTATGGGCGGCAATCAGCCGTTCCACTCGCTCTTTCGATGCCGGGGCGAGGTTTTGGTTGCTGACCACGGCAAAGCCGTTGACTGTCTGCACCAAGTCAAGTGAGGGTATCGCATCGGCGAGAGCCTGATGAGCAGCTATTGCCGTGAGTGGGTTTCGGATTGGAGAATCGGGGTTGTCCGCAATAGTTTCTGCTATGACAGTTTCGGGGCAGAAAGTGGCGAATACCCATTGCGCGGCGGTGTCGAGCCAATGCGCGATGCGGTCAAAGAGAGATGCTTCGCCTTTGACGGCGCAAACCTGCTGTGGCACGAAGCGGCGCAGGGTCTCATCATTCGGAATCAGTCTGCTCATGGCGGTGTTCTTTGTCGGTGGTAACAGTCTTGGCATCCGCGTTTTCATCGAGTGTCGTAAGTTGGATAAACGGCACATCGACTTTGACACCCTCCCATTTGTTGAAGCGGCAGATGATGCGGTGCACGGTGAAAAGAAGGTCGTGGTACGGTTTCTGAAGTGCTTGGGCTATGATGTACAGCTCTCGCTTGTCTGAACCGGAGTTGTTGGTCTGCGCCTTGCCGGGTACAGACCCGACAAGATTGGAGTGTACACGGAGCGTGAAACAAATCATGTTGACCGCTTCCTGAATGTCGCTTTCCCAGTCGCCGCCCTCCTTGGTGTCGTCAATCCTGTTGATTACGACATCGTGCATCTCGTCGCCGTTGGGATTGACATAGAATGTTGAGAACCACACCTTGCCGCTGTTCTCGACACCTGTGAGGAAGTCGAGGATGCGCTGCTTCTCCTCCACGATACGCGATTGCTGCTTTGAGCGGTCTGTTATGCCCTCCGACTTGAATATCGAGTCCCAGTACTTCTGCGACACCTCGATGTGGTACTTTATAGGCGCGGAGTTCTTGAGCTTGGCTTCTTTTGCCAGACCGATGAGTTGCTTGATGTTGTACCACTTGCCGCGAAAAAGCGCGGCATAGTATGGTATGGGGTAATACGTGCTGTCAGGTGTAGGCACGCGGCTGACAATGGCGAACTTGCGGCACTTGTCGCCGTTAGCGAGCCTTTCGCGCAGGTCGCAAAAAGGCGCGGCAGTGTCGAGCATCTCGATGACCTCGCAGTCTTCGAGCGCGGCAAACTTCCGCCAGTTGGCGAAGTAAAGGCGCGGTATCTTGCCGTGTTTGTCAGCCGGAGCGAAACGGCAGTAGCAAGCCTCCTTGCGGACGAGCCGCACAACCTTTGTCCCCTCGGCATTGAGGATGATGACGCTGACGGCGAAAGCGAAGTGCTTGAAGTCCTGGCATACGCCGAGGAAGTAGGAAGCGAGGTCGTTGTCGAGCATGAAGTCCTCGACTTCTCCCTTGACCGAAGCGGAGGCTTGGGTGCAGTCATAGACAAGACCCGAGCCGTAACAAACCTCGGCATTGAACATCTGACAGGTGGCGAGGGTCTCGTCCGATTCTATCAGGTCTATTATGTCGAACGGCATTTGGTTTGTCGCGCCCCATGGCATATAGCTGTGGGTGTCGGAAAGGATTGTCGGCGTTATCTCGCCGTCCTCCTTGAATACAGGCTTAGGCTCGGTGAATGCCACTGAGTCGCGTGCGTTGGGCAGTGTTTCTACCGAACTGAAAAGTAATTGCTCCATAGTCTTGTGGGTTTTGATGCCACAAAATTATGGAGCAAGTATGTGGGGCGAAAAGACGCTATTCAAACAGCATTAATCGTTTATCTGATCAGGCGTTCTTAAGTACCACCTGCCAACATACAAGGGAGTGTTGTAATTCTCGAATTTAACTTTTACATAGCTCCTATTTTCAGAATAATATTCTAAGATGATACATCTTGAATATTTGGGGAATTTTACCACACCATTCTGATTGACAAGAAACTGTTTGGGCTTTAAACTGGTTATGCTGTCTTGAGTAGCCCTATAGGCTGATTCAAAAGCGTAAACATCAGCATTAGTCAAAAAGATTGTTTTATCTCTTATTTCTTTCTCTCGAGAGCTTTTTAATGCACTCTTAAACCAGATTATGACAATTCCCATTATTATGAGAAGAACCAATGACAGATAACCAATAAAGGTGTCATCAGAACTATTGGCTGTATTATCTGGAAAATCCATATAATCTTCGGGCATCAATCTTCCTCTTTGATTTTGAGCCCATAGGATAATTTGAGAGCTTAACCCCATGATGAGTAATAATAGCCTTTTCATACCATATAATAGTTCGTTATTTTTCAATGCGAAATTAGCGAAAATCGGCGAAACAGAGGTTGTAGTTACAGGAAAACTTCGAGGCCGTTGATGCGGAAAATGCAGACGAGGCGGATTTTGCGGATTTGCCCGGAGGCAAGCACCTTGAAATTTTGAGTGCCGACATAGCGTTGCGATGCTGCGCACGGCAGGGCGATGCAGTTGTGGAGATGCACGATTTCGCCCGACCGTTTCCAAAAGGAGATGTCTATCGGGTCTCCCGAATGGAGCATTGTCAATGCCGTTGTATGGTGTATCGCTTGTGCCATTACGAGAAAGGTGTCTTGAAAGTGTCGGTATGTATTCTGTCGGGCGGTGCGACCGATGATTCGGGGCGGTCGCTTGTGTAGCGGTACGTGAATTTGACCGTGTTGAGTTCCTCATCTCCGTCCTGCGCCTCGCAGGTGCTGTCCGTAATCAGCACAGACGGATAAGGCTCGTTCAAATTGTCCTCCTCGTGGTACGGCTTGTTGATGATGCGCACATCTCGCGACATGAAAAGCTGTCCGAGCCATTCGGCATACTCGGCGGTAAGTCCGGCGGCTTGGAACTCGAAAGACTGCTCCACGGACTGGTCGTAGAACGACACGATGCCGTCGCAGACGGTCTCGGTGCGCTTTACTTTTGTCTTGGCGGTGGTGTCGCCCACAAGCTCCGCTATCTCCAAGGCGTTGAACATGTTGGTGAAATACAGCCGCAGGTCGGGCTTCCGTTTCGTGTAGTAAACAGTTATGGAGCGTTGCTCGATTCTGACGGTTACGCCGATTATGTCGTATGGAATGTTCGGGAACGAACTTGCCGTCTGTGCCGCGAGCCATTCGCGGCTAACGGTCAGCATCTTCAATTCATAATCCTTGCCGTAGCCGGTATGCCCGTTCGGGACGAAGATGATGCGAACCGCCCCGGTGTCTTGGCGGCGGCAGATTACGTGGAACGACACGAGCTCCTGGTCGAGGTACTCGACAGGCGGACGGACATAGAACAACGGCAATGGATAGTCTGCCGTTGTCTCTATGACTTTGCGTGTCGTCAGGAACTGCGAGGCTATAATGCCGGACGGCTGGCATGACGTATGGCAGCTGCAATAGAGGATTATGAACGTCTTGTCGTCAGAAGTGCCGTCGGAGGCTTCCGCCTCGATGCGGAACTTCTGAAGCGGCGAGCCGGTGATTGCCATTTCGTCCTCGATGATTGAAGCGAAGTCATGCAGTGTTACGTTCTCCGAGTAAGGGTAGTATGTTTCGGCGAAAACGGCGGTTTCGCTGCCGGAAGTGTCTACGGCATAGAGCGAGACGTTCACGGACGCGGCTGCGGTGCGCACCGAGATGCGTTCCACAGCGGACGAAAAGGCGAGCGTGCCGAAGTTGAGGTGTATCGTGGTTGCCATGCCACAAAAGTAAAAAGCCGCCGATGCCCGGCAAAAGACATCGGCGGAATGGCAAGTCAGTCGGAGGAGAGAGGAGATGCAGCCGGGGATTATCCCTCGGCTGCGGCGAGCTGCTTGAGCGCGGCGAAATGCGACTGTGATATGGACGCGCCGAGTTCGCGCTTCTTCCAGAGCATAAACCGTATGGCCGACTTGGCGGTGCGGCAGTTGCAGCCGATGTTATCATCGGGCATCACTCCGAGGAGGTAGACATAGAAGCCGTTGTTGCGCGAGCGTTTGAACACAAGCAGCTTTGAGGGACTGGCAGGTGCGGCGGCTTCGGGCTGAACCTCAGCGGCAGATTGCTCTGTCGCTTTCTTGCGCGGCTTGCGAGCGTTGGCGGTTGTGTTGTCGGCTTTGTTTGCGGAGGAGGCTGATGTAGCTTTCATTTCTTTGAATTTTTGAGGGTTTGACTTATGCCCCGGAGGGCTTGTTGAATTTTTACGCCGCAATATCAGAGAGAAGTGGGTCGGACTTAGAGGTCAAGGGTGATTGCCGCCCTGCAACGCCGTGAAGGGCGGAGGAACGCGGAGCGCACACCTGCCCTTGACGAGGACGGGAGCGGCCTACCTTTGTGGCAGGAAAAATCACCACGCCCCGGAGGAACGGCATTGTCCGCCCTCTAAAACCCGCAGGGATGAATGCGCAGTCCGCCGTTACGGAGCGACAGCCGACACTGCCGCCGAGGCGAGAGCGTAAAAGCCAAGAGCCGAAAGCATCGAGCAAAGCGAGGGCTTCAGCCAGCCATTGCCGCACTTGCCATGATTGACCTAAGCCGTGTTCAAAGCGTGCAACAACACTATGCTTCATTGCATCCCCGAGTGATGCCCATTCGAGTAATCGCAACTGACCCTCAGTTCGTTAACCAAAGCCGGTATGCCGGAAGCGTCGCGGCTTATAGCTGGGTGTCCGAGGTCGTATCATCGCCGCAAGCAGATCGCCGCGATAGGCCTCAGTGCCTCGACTGCATCCTCTCCTCCGGCTACGTTTGTCCGCCGAGAGTTGCTGTGCGTTTCGGCGGTTTCGGAATGGCTCTGCCGTTGGCAAAGCAAGCCAGCAATGTGCGGTGAAGTGCGGAACGTGGGAGCATAGCAAAAGGCCCGCTTTTGGCGAGCCTCGCTTTGGAGGGTCGAGGAGTCAGGCTACCTCGTAAACCATTGTGTAGTCGGCGTTGCCTACTATTTCGGCTGCCATGTTCGAGGCTTCTTCCTCGCTGCGGGCTTCAACATAGACTGTCTCGCTGTCGCCGTCGAAGGTGATTACTTCCACTTGGTACTCTTTCATGCTGTTGGAGGGAGAGGAGGCACTTGCTGCAAAACTCATTATATGTGTCATTGTCGTAAGATTTTGATTGTTATTACTGTGCGCCGGGGCGCGTTTGATTTTTACGCCGCCAATAAAGAGTGTACGAGGCAGGCACAGCAACGCGGAGCCGTCAGCAGACAAGGGGCGGCTCAAACAATACTCTTTTTGTACACAGTGGAAAAAGGAAGATTTTTGTATGCCGACTTGCCATGCCCTTGACAGCGTGGACGACACACTCTAACTTTGCGAAGTGAAATATCAACCGTGCTTAGTGCGCCGAAGAGGTAATATCACTTAAAATCAGGTCTGCAAGGACGGCAACGACACAACATAATGCCGCAGCAAGCACCTCATCACAACAGTATGAAAACCGAAGTGTTTATGTCGAAGCAATCACCCGACGACCACAGCACCGACACACAAGAAGCCCAGCCGCCGAAGATGCCTCACTCCTTATACGCAGCCAATAGTCGCCACCCCGACACACCCCGTTCTCCCCGAGGTAGCCAATCCCGACCACCAAAAACCGCTCAAAATCCGCCTCTACTATGCGACCACAATCACACCTCACCGCCTCCGCTTAAAACAACAACAGCACCCCGGACTTCCTCCGAGGTGCGTGATAGTTGGTAACCCCTGAATAGGGTTGGGCGTTAGACTCGATTCACGAAAGAGCTGTGATTATGCAGTGCGATAAATCATTCGCACACAATCATTTCAACTATAGCACCAGTCTCGTTATACTGATTAGAGCAAGACTGCTCATATGCTTTAATCGCATCTTCTTTGGAGTCGAATAAAGCTATTTCATTCACTGCATTGCAACTATGGAACGCATAGCTGCGCTGTTTGATGAACACTCTGTCTTCATCAGTGGCTTTTGCGAGATATTTATCTGCAAAAGCATTTTTGACGGCAAATTTAATCATAGATGGGTTGTCTTAAATTGAAGTATTTGTCAGCATTTTCTTGGGATGAAGTTTTCACTTGACAGCTTTATCAAAAGCATTTTTGACGCTGTTATAGTCCCAATATAAAGTGCCGTTTTCCCACTTTTGCATGGGTGCGTGTATCCCTGTATTACGTACAGACTCAGGACATAGGCTACGATTAACAGCTGTGCTGTTGTACAATACGATTATGTTTAATCCATCGCGAACAGCCTTATCGCATTCATATTCGATATAACTTTTGAGGCTGATACTGTGACCATCATTGCATGTTCCCCAATAGCCAGAATAGGAGCTGCAATGTTTGCAACTACCGGCAGTCAAGGATTTTGTCTTAGAACCAACAACTAAAACGAATGTTTTAGAAGCATCCATTCTAAGACCCAGACTTTTCTTGATGGAACAATTCTTGCTGCCATCATTGGATTGATGCAGATCATGAGCATCAGTGAAATGAAGCGACCAATGGTTGCTGTCATTCCATTTACGCAACTGCTCTATTGCGTCGTTATCGCCAGTCCAATCGCCAGCGATGTAAGTGCGAGTTCGATATGCCATATTATTTTGATTTTAGTTCGTACAAATTTATTTCGTTCAAAGTGTCTTTAGTTAGACAGATTGTGATCGGTTGCTTGAGATGGACTCCGCTCATTTTCAGGGTGCAAAGCAAGCATTTTGCGAGCGAGAAATTATCCTTATGTGGGGTGTCGGTAAAATTAGTAATGCCAGAGCCGAGCAAAGGTATAAATATGGGTTTATTGGCATAAACTCTTCTAATCTCCAGCCACATTGCAATAAGGCATTTCTCAAAGTCTGTATGAGATAAATACGCGACGTTTTTATTGTTAAAATGAGTAAAAGCCAACAACAAGTATTCTTTAAACTTTACAATACAGCCTAATGGAAATTTATTCTTCCCATTGGGCTGTTGCGATGCTATACCATTATTCTTATTAGCATCACAAATAACATTCTGTAGAGCATTAATATCATCAACATAATCGTCGATAAATTTGCCGTTAAGCGTTTCATGGGCAATAATTACATCATCGACTTGTGTGTCGAAATATTCATTGAAAGGAATTAGCCGTAACCCATCCTGTTGAAAAATGTCAGCTTGTTTAATCCGCACTTCATTATTTTCAATGGTTAACTTTATACCTTTGCGTGAAATTAATAGCTTAGCGACAAAAACAATTATTGTAAGAATAGAGAATAAGATAAACACCAACAGCAGTTTTATCCACCATGGAAGTGCCTCAATAGGCTTCAATTCTATTAGTCCAGTTACTTCGGTAATTGCTTGGATTGTTGCTAAAACAGCCAAACTAACGGTGAAACTATCTTTCCACCGCATTTTGCTTGAAGTCCAATGAAATCTCATGCTTTATACGTTATAATAATTAGACATTTCGAGGTCGGTAGTGACCTGCGAGACAATGTAGATGTACATGGCAACGACGATATGCGTTGCGCCGATGAGGTCTTGTTCTGTCGCGGTATTGGATTCATGCGCCTCCTCGTTACGCCAACGGCGCAAGTTCTCCAAGAAGGTGTTGAATTGCTTGTACACAGGCTGTGGATTGTTGCGTAGTCCTCGCAAAGCACTGAAAGCGAATATGGCATCTGTGAATGTGGCGTTTTGTCCCTCATTCCTGGATTGAATCTGTGTGCCGTTCATAAGATAGTACAACTTCTTGAGGAACGGCTCATAGTTGCCTACAAGGCTAGTGAAGTGTCGGCGACGATCCACAAAACGCAAGTTCTGCGCTCGGTAAACCTGATTCAGAGAGTCCATCATGATGTCATTGATGCCGTCGAGGTTGGAAACGGATGGTGCTTGAATCACTTTGAGCATCGTTGAAATTACTTCTGTGAGCGGTCGGATATATCGGCTGAGTTCGGCAAACGTGCCTTCCATTGCAGCATTGATTGCCGCATGAAGCGCGTCAATATCCAGCGGCAAATCGCGGTCGTGTGCAGTGTTTTTAGCCAACAGGTCGGAAACTCCGCGAACAAACTCCTTGGAGAAGTTAGAACCCTCGTTGACCTCTTTCAAGAGCGAGAAGAACTTGTCTATCTGACCTCCGGCTTTTTGCATGATTTTGTCGATGATGAGGCGCGACAATGTCTCCGGGCTGTTGTTGGCGCGGAACGCATTTATCAACTCTGTGTCTACCTGCAACTCGTCAACGATAGTGCGGATAATCTTGTCGTTCTCGTCCAGGTAACCCTCCCATGGCTCATTGACGATGTTCAGCAACTCTTGAAGTGATTTCGATTCATCAGCTCGTGGTGTGTTGATGTCGCCGATACGGGATGATTGGAGCGTGGTCGATTCATCTTCAAACGGGAGGTTTCCCTCAAAGCTCATTTGCAGACGAAATTTATTGAGATCCACTTTCTCCAATATTTCCATCGGCAGGGTTTCCTTGGTGTACGGCAGGACTTTATAAAGCACCTTGTAGAACACGTAGTGTCTTTCGAGGTCGGGGTCAATGAACTTCATGAGCTGTGCCATAAAGCCATAACTGCGAATGTAGCGGTTGACAAGTTTGCGGAATTTCTCTTTGTCGGCATCAGCCATCGGCATTACACGTTCATTGACAATCGTTTTGACGAGAGATGGGACTGCTTGTGCCGTAGTCTTATTGAGCAGGGCTTTGACGATGTTTTCTTCCTCTGCCTCGTTGTAGACTTTATATTGCTCAATCTCGGCGATGAATGAATACAGTCTCTGCACATCGACATCTCCTTGCAGCTTGGTCTCCTTATAGTAGCGTTGGAACGCCTTTTGAACATCAGCCGCATTGTTGCGGAAATCGAGTACCATTGTGTCTTCTTTCAACGGAAGATAGCAGCGGTTCAAACGGCTGAGAGTCTGTATGCACTGTATGCCGCCAAGCATTTTGTCCACATACATTGTATGCAGCAATTTTTGGTCGAAGCCGGTTTGGAATTTGTCGGCTACGATGAGGATGCGGTATTCCGGCTCCTCAAAGATGTCGCGAATACGGTTGTCCTTGATGCCGTAGCCGTTCATCTTGTCCTCCGTATAGCTGACCCCGTCACATTCGACGGTGCCGGAGAATGCTACAAGCGTTTTTATCGCACCGTTGTAATCCTTTTGGATAATGCGGTCGATAATCTGCTTGTACCGCACGGCGGAAAGACGTGAGTCCGAGACAACCATGGCCTTGGCTTGTCCGCCAATCTTATGGATAGAAGTGCTGAAGAAATGCGCGAGCATCACACGAGCCTTTTTCTCCATGTTGTACGGGTCTTTGTTGAGGGCTTGCAGTATGAGCCGTATCGACTTCCGTTCCTCGTATTCTTTTGAGGCTTCGTCTTCCGGCAAACCGGCTTTTGTCACATACTCATACATCGTGTCGAAGGTGGTATAGTTCTGCAACACGTCGAGAATGAATTTCTCGTCGATAGCCTGCTTCATCGAATAGTAGTCGTGGGCTTTCCAGTCGCCGTTTTCGTCCTTGGTGCCGAACAGGGCGTAGGTCTTGTCCTTCGGTGTCGCAGTGAATGCGAAGTATGAAATGTGAGACATCTCTTGTCGCATGGCTTGCAGGAACGCGAGCATAGCGTCCATTTCGCTTTCGTAGTCCTCCGCCTTGAATTTCTCGGCATACCGACGCAGCTCCTCGTCTGTCGAGAGAGCGTTCACAAGGTCTTTGGCACTCTCGTTGCCGATAGCCGTATGCGCTTCGTCAACAATGATGGCGTATCTGCGAGCCGAGTCTCTTTTCAGATGGTCGAGCGCGTATGCGAATTTCTGCACGGTGCTGACGATGATGCGCTTGCCGTCGTTAATCGCGTCGGCAAGGTTCTTGGAGCCTCGGCGAATGTCGCTGACCGTCCCGGCTTCTGTCTCGAAGTTGTTGACATCGTCAGCCATGTTGGCATTCAGCACAATGCGGTCTGTCACCATGATGATGCTGTCGAAGATAGGACGCATTTCGCGGTCGGTGAGATTGGCAAGCTGATGCGCAAGCCAAGCCATGGACTTAGTCTTGCCGCTGCCGGCGGCATGTTCGATTAGATAATTCCTACCTGCTCCGTTCTCTCGCGACCACTTGCAGAGGTTGCGCACTGCGCGGAGTTGGTGGAAGCGAGGGAAGATCGTAACCTCGCGCTCTTTCCCGGTTTTCTTGTCGCGCTCCTTGTATTGCTTTATGAAGTGCTGCAGGATGTTGAGCAAGCTGTCGGCTTGCCAAATCTCTTTCCAAATATAGCACGTGGGGTAATCGCCTTCAACCGGCGGATTGGTGCTGTCGCGGTTGAACGGCAAGAACGTTGTCGCTTCGCCGCGAAGCGCGGTCGTCATAAACGCATAGTTGTTGTCAATGGCGAAATGCACGAGAGCCGTTTTCAGCAATCGGTTCTGCGGGTTTCGGTCGGTGCTGTATTGGTGTATGGCGTTGACGTATGTTTGGTCAGTCTGCTCATTCTTCAGCTCGGCGGTAATAATGGGTATGCCGTTTACGAGGATTGCAAGGTCAAGTTCGTTCTTGTTGTCGGGTGGCAGGTTGCTGTATCGCAACTGGCGCACCACCGAAAAACGGTTTTGCAGGTAAAGTTGCATGAACTCGCTGTCCTCATCGTCATATTCGGGCTTGAACTGCACGAGCTTAATCTTAATGCCCTGTATGTTCAGCCCTTTCAGCAGCAAGTGCGAGAGCTTTGTTCCTTTGTCTATTCGGCTGTTGAACTCTTTGACGACTGCCTCAAAGGCGGCATCTTCGCCGCCGAAGCGGTCAACGAGCCGCTGCCACTTGGAGGATTGAGCCTCAATGAAGCGGCGAAGCATTGCACGGTCGCAGAGTGCGTCAATGTCGAAGTCGGCGGATGTGCGTTGATTGTAAAGCGGACTGTTGGCAAGGTAGTCTGCTATATGTTTCTCGAAATATGTCTCGTTCAAAACGTTCATAGTTGTATGGCTTGGAGAGATTAATAAACCTTGATTTTCCCGGTTACGGCCTCGGTGATTACAGACTGCTTGAACTCACGCAGCAACTCAATCTCGCGTTTCGCCTTGCCGATAGCAGAGTCAATGCTGCTGCACTTCTCGTCAAGATAAGACACAATGTTCTGTTGAATCTCTTTGGGAGGCAGTAAAATTGAACACAAGGACAGGATTGCCTGCGTGATACTATAAACTTTTACTCCATAAACTCTTGAACGAATTTGAGAGCGCCAACAATCTGACTTAAATAGGTAAGCTAAATAATTATTATTATCCGTAACTGTTTGCAGTACAATAGTATGATACCCTCCATAGATTGGCTCATCATTATCATTGTATATGCAATTGCCACACCCCGCATAATCTTCAGACGTGTCCGCAAATATAAAATCACCTTGATGAGATACTGATTTTTTAGAGTTGACTGCGAAATGGTCGGGGACAAAATGGATTAAATTATCTTGTATTCCCAAACAATTATTCGCCTTTGAATGGATTTGTCCATAGCTGATTGCGGGTACACCTGCTTCTACAACATCTTCTTTTGTATAAGTCAGCCCTTTACTCATTCTGGCAAACCTCTTTAGAGGAAAGACGCCCCAATCTGAAGGGATTTCGCCGATCCATTCGATACCGGAGTCTTTTAGGTGGGCATCGGGGTTTATGCCGCGAGTAACGGCTTCGGTGATGATTGACTGCCTCATCTCCGACAACAACGCAATGCGGCGTTCCTGCGTGGCAATGACCGTGTCTATGCTCCCACATTTCTTGTCAAGATACTCGACAATCGCCTCCTGCTCGACGAGGGAAGGCACAATAACCTTTAATGCCCTAAGTTGGGTCTTATTGAATTTACTTTGTGTAGTACCTTGAGAAATGTCTGCAAGTCCGTCACGACCGCATTTGCTTGAAAAAAAATAGTAAAAGAACTTGTTACATTGGGTGTTGACCATAATGGCATTAGGCGCTAATGTCATATATGGATATAAGTCATGTGGTACTAAATAGACATCACCGACGGAACCAATATTGGGTAAGATTATTTCGCCCCCAAATAAATTAGAATTGGAAAGGAATGCATACGATTCTTTGGAAACATACACGGGAGGAATGTTACCCTTGCATGAAAGATCTGCTGTCCGAACCAACATTGCATAGTCTGGCTCATCAAGATACTCCACATTGTTTTTCAGGTCTGCGAAACTGCCACTTGCCACAAAATCCGTAATTTGACTACAGGTGTAATTCATTTTTTTGACCTCCCAGTGGCTTGGTATATCGCCTATCCATTGGATGCCTGAAGATTTATATTCATCGTATTTCTGCATAGTGAATAGTTTAATGTTGGTTCAACAAACGTCGCAACTCTCGCTCCAAGATCTCTCTGTCGGGCAAGTACAGTTGATAACGGCTCACAAACAACTGGTTGGAGATGCCTCCCATAGCATATTCCATAGTCATACGGTCGGCAGTAGCTCCAAGAACGATGCCAATGGGTTCGTTGTCGCTTTCCGTACAAACCTCATTGCGGAAGTAATTCAAATAGAAATTCATCTGCCCGATGTCCTCGTGCTGAACTTCATTTCGTTTCAGGTCAATCAACACATACGTTTTGAGTATCACATGATAGAACACGAGGTCGACATAATAGTGTCTACCGGCAATACTGAAGCGATATTGTTGTCCGATAAAAGCAAAGCCTCTGCCCAATTCGAGCAAGAACTGCCCCAAATTGCTCACAAGGGCTTTTTCGAGGTCTCCCTCGCTATATCGCTTAACGTCAGGCAGACCGGCAAACTCCAATACGAATGGATCGCGGATTATATCTTCCGGTTTCTGTACATCCGAACCATGTTCGGCAAGCTGTAACACTTCGTCCTTATCTTTGCTCAATGCCAAGCGATGAAACAGCATACTGTTCATCTGGCGTTTTAGTTCGCGGACGCTCCAATTTTGCTTCTCGCATTCCTTTACATAAAACGATATTTCCAGTGGATCGTTGAGCTTCAATATCTCAAAATAATGACTCCAGCTCAAAAGGTGAGACAGCGTCTCACCTTTTCGGAAAGCGATATAGAACTTTCTGATATATAGCAGGTTGCTCTTGCTGAAACCTTTGCCGTATTTTTGAGTGAGGTCTTGCGACAGGCGATTTAGCAGGTTGGAGCCATACTCGGCACGGTCATTTCCGTTTTGCTCAAACTCCACGATGTATCTGCCGATATTCCAATAGGCATCAACCATTACGGAGTTGACTTCACGGCTCAATTTCGAGCGAGCATCAGAAAGCGTGCCACCGATATTATCGAGCAATGATTGGTAGTCGGCGTTTTGGATTAAATCCATACCGCTATTTGTAGTGATAATTTCAGCCATAATCAGTCCTCCATTTTAAGTTCAGCGAGTTCGGCTTCGAGACCTCGGTCGAGAGCAAGGAGCTCGTCTAAGATTTCCGAGCGAGAACGTAACGGCTTGTAGACGTAGAACAGTTTAGAGAACGGGAACTCGCAGCCGATTTTGTCTTTCGAGCGATCCATCCAAGCATCGGGAACAAAGCGTAACACCTCTTCTCGGAAGTACTCGTCGATGTCGGTCTTGAACGGGATGTTTTCGGTGTCGCGCAAAGCGGTATCGGGAACAAAGCCGGAATCTGGCTTGCCAGGCGTAGCGTAAATCGCTGGAGCATTTTCGTCAGTGGACGCATAGCAACGCAGTTTCTTGATGTAGCCCTGCTGTATCTTCTTCACTTTTAGAGCAGCGAGGAGGAATGCGAAGAACTCTTCATCGGTGCGCCGTTTGTCGATGCCGGGGATTGCTGCAACTTGGGCGAAGAACGGCAGGTCTTTCTTCGGGAACGTTTTCTGCTGTATGGCTTCAAGGAGCTTTTCGCCCGTCTTCTCAAACACAAGGCGCAAAGGGCGTTCCACCGTCACCTTGGTGTAAAGGAAGTCTTCGCGGTCAAGCAGCTTGGCTGCTTCGACGGTCTCCCCGTTAACCTCGATTTGTGCGCTTGTGTAGTTGCGGTACAGGCTAAGGATTTCACGAGCACCGCGTTCGCTGATTTCATAGCGTTTCTTGCCGAGGTTTCGCTGAAGCAAAGACTGATACGGCTCTTGGTAGCCGTTTATGAGCAGCACCTTGCCGCGATGCGATGCAGGTCTGTTGTTGTCGAGAATCCAAAGGTACGTCTGAATGTCGGTACTGTAAAAGAGGTTCTTTGGAATGGCAATAATCGCATCGAGAATATCGCGGTCGAGCAGCATCTTGCGGATGTTGCTCCAGCCACTGTCCGCATCGCCGTTAAACAACGGCGAGCCGTTGAGGATAATGCCGATACGTGAGCCGCTGCCGTCCATCTTGCTTATCATGTGCTGCAAGAAAAGCAGCGAGCCCTCAGAAGTGCTTGGAAGTCCGGCAGAAAAACGACCGTTGGCACGCTCAGCCTCTTCTTTTATCTGACTTTCAAACATCTTCCACTTCACGCCGAAAGGCGGATTAGCAAGCATATAGTTGAAAGTCTTACCTGCGAAATGGTCGTCAGTAAGAGTGTTGCCGACCGTGATTTGTCCGTCCTTGTTGGCGGAGGCATCGTTCATCAGCAGGATGTCGCTCTTGCAAATGGCGTATGTCTTCTCATTCTTCTCTTGACCGAACAGGTACACTTTCATGTCGGTGCGGTCGGTGGCGTGTTCGAGATATTCCTTAGCCACAGTAAGCATACCGCCGGTGCCGCAGCAAGGGTCATAAATCGAGAAATGTTGACCTATGGTGTTTATTTCTTTTTCCTTGCCGCACATAACGAGCGAAACGAGAAGTCGAACAATGTCTTTCGGGGTGTAGAATTGTCCTGCCATGGTGTTGGAGGATTCTTTAGACCAACGAATTACGGTCTCAAAAGCTGTCCCCATCATAGCGTTGTCAACGACTTCGGGACGCAAGTCTGCTTTGGTTACGAATGCTTGTGTAACTGCAAACAGCAGCCCGGCACGGTCGAGGCGAGTGTATATGCGCGTAAGGTCTCCGGCTTCGCTGTCCTCATGGGTGAAATTATAGAGGATGTCTTTCACATTGTCGGTAAAGCCTTCGAGGTACACCTTGAAGTTATCCGAGATTTCAGCCGGTGCCGCCAAAAGAGTAGACAATGTAAACTTAGAAGTGTTGTAGAACGAAAGATTATGCCTACGCATAAGGATGTCAAGCTGTATCTTACGCATGGGTTCCGGTACGTTCTCAAGTTCTGCGTCAATAATCTTCTTTTTGTCGTGCAAAACGCAATCCATTCGGCGCAACAGCGTGAACGGCAAAATTACATTTTCCACCTCCGGGTCTTCATAGACATCGCGGATTATATCTTTTATGTCCCAAATAAGGGCAGCGAGTTGTTGGGCTGTCATATCTTGATTTTAATAGCGCAAAGGTACAATAAATATCCGCAGTTTTACTGCGCTTATTGATATAAATTATTCGCTTTAGAGATTCGACTTTTGATTTCGTTGGCTAATTCGGTTGGATATAAGACTTTTACGTAATCACCAAGCGACAATATTTCTCGTTCTAGTTCATAATTAAAAATCACATTCAACGACAGTACAGCTCCATTTTCTGATTTTTCTACTATTCGTTGGGAGTGATGTAGCGGTTTCGAGAGAATATATGGAAGTTGAGAATTACTGATGAATAGCCGCACCTCTTGGGGCGTGTCTTCGGGCGAGCGGCTGACACCTATCATATCGTTGAAAAATGCCGAAAAATCGACTGATGTGTTGGGCTTATAAGTCTTTACAATCGGGGTAAATTCGAGAATGCGGTCAAAGGCAAGTGTGGTTATTTTATCCAATTCATCATTAAGCCCAAGTAAAAACCACCTGTTGTTGTATTCCTTTATAAAATAAGGGTGGATGATGACATTGGTCTCTTGCGGATTGCGATAGCCGCAATAGCGGACAATAAGCACTTGCCGACCAAGTATTGATTTGAGAAGCGGAGCGAAATGTTCTTTGCCCTTGAGGTTTGGATTTTCATCAAAACCGACAATGCTCTTAATATCGGTGTCAATGTTAATCGATGGCTTGAAGCGTTTTATCAAACTATCAAGCCACTCAAACCCCGGCATACCATCGAAACGACTTAAGACGGAAACTGCTTGGGTTAAACCAAGGATTTCGTCATCGGTGAGCGGTATTTTATAAATGCTGAAATTCGGGTCTTTATAGTGGTAATAGATGTTTCTACCTTTACGGATAGGGACTATCTCCGCTTGGGTATATTGCGCTTCTAATTCAAACAAGTCGGTTCTTATAGTATTTTCTGATGAGACTTCGCGAAAGCCATGTTCAACAAGAGTGTCATTACATTTCTCCATCAATTCATGCAAGGTATAATTGCGGTTGCTGCTCAAACAACGGTCTAAGACCTGTCTCCGAATCAGTGCTCCTTTGTTTGTCGGCATAATAGACTAAATTTTATTGAGGATATTATGCCGCAAAGATAACCAATTTTCATGAAACGCCAGAAACAGATAGCGGGAAAGAGTCCCGGTACGGGAATTTCTCGCAGCCGATGTAGAGGCTGTCAAACGCGTCCGTGCCGTCGGTACGGTGTTCAAGGAGGTCTTCCTCCGTCTCGGCGAGTTTCTCACCGGCTTTGTCCTTGCGGAAGCCGAGGCGGCCACGTGCGACACCTGCGGACTGAATGGCGAGAATGAGGTCATCGTTGTTCTGACGGTTGAAGAACGGCATGAGCCGCTGCTTCCCGGCGAAGCCCTGGTTGATGAGGAGGTACTTCTCATCGTGCCGCATCGGGTTGCCGAGGTACACGTCTTCGACGCGCCAGCCGTGCCGCTCGAACTCGTGGATGATCACCCACCGGAAGTCTTGGTCGTTGACGGCATAGTTTCCGCCGAGGGCGGTGCTGTCGTAGTAGAACACGACCGTCTTGTTGCGGTGTGCGGTATAGTAGGCGCAGAAGTCGGCGACAAGTTCCGGGAGTTTGCGCTCGAACTTGACGTAGAACGACTTGACCACGTTGAGCCGTCTGCCTGACGGCTGTCCGCAGACTATCCAGTTGATGTTGGCGTTGTAGTCCATGCCGATGCACAACGGAGCGAGCGGATTTACATCAGCGTCGGCGGAACAGTCGAGAGTTGAGGGTCGAGAGTTGAGTGAGCCGGACGCGAAAGCCGCCCACGCTTCATCAAGGGCTGCAAAGTCGTCAGCGTTGTACTTGTGCCGCTCCTTCATGGAGGAATAGAAGCCGTCCTTGGCGATGCCTATGTGTTGGCAGAGGATAGAGGTTTGGAACGTCAGCGGCGTAAGGTCCCGCTTCATCTGCTTGATGTAGCCCTCGCCGAGCAGCTGCAGGTTCTCGATAGAGGAATACTCCTTGTAGTAGACTGCGACCGAGCGCATCTGGTTGAGCCGCTTGTCGAGATGCCGGAGCTGCTTGCGCAGGTGATTGGGAACAGGTAATCGGGAATTGCGGAGGGATTTGACGCGCTGCTTGATGCGCCAAATCTCGTAGACGGCGGCTTTGATTGCCTCAATCAGCTCCACATCCATCTTCTCGCGGTAATGCAGGAACCACGACCCTTTCTTGGTCTGCGGCATATCGCTGAGTATCATTATCGAATGGTTGAACGAGCGGCTGCCGAAGAACGACCTGATGCCGCCGTTGGCAGGGAGCGTCTCGTCCTTGAGCTTGTCATAGTCAATGAACTTCGCCTCGTCGATTAGCAGCCATGAGAGCGTGAGCGAGTTGGACGAGCCGGGGCGGTCTTGCGAGATGATGACCGCCACCGAGCCGTTGTAGAACGAAATGACGTGCTCGCAGTCGTGCGGCTCGGTGATGGGTTTGGCAAACGACTTCGGGGGCTTGCGCCCGATGACATAGTGTATGCCGTTGATGAAGCCCCACCGTTTCCACGCGGCGAGCAGGCCGGGGATTGTGTTCGTCAGACCGTGCTTGAACGTAGGCACGACGATGCCGCCCGTCGAGCCGGGCATGCGCTGCATGTTGCGCAGCACGAAAGGCGCGGCGATGCTGTCCGTCTTGCCGGTGCGCCGTCCCGCGACAATGACGGTGGTGTTCGCCCCGATTAACTGGGTCAACCGCTGCGGCTTGTTGAAATAAACTCTATTCTCTGTGGTCTCCGTCTTCATTGCCGAATAAAACGTTTTCTTCGAGGTCAGCCTCCTCGTACTCCACATCGTCAATGTCGATGGTCTCAGCCCGGTACTTCTCAATCAGGCCGTCAATCTTCTTCTGAAGGTTGGGGATAGGCTTGATGCCGAGGACGGTCGGGTCGTCGGTGGCAGTAAAAGGCTGGACGAGTATGAGGTGGTAAGGCACGGCCTGTTCGTCCTCGAGGTCTACGCGGTTGTACTTGGCGTAAGAGGCTGCGGCACGCTCCATGGTTTTGGTGTCGCCGCGCTTCTTCGCCATTTGGTAAGTCTCGATGTTCATCTCGTTGAACCGCCAACGGTGCCAGTCACGCGATGCCGACGCGAGCATGGGGAGCAGCTGCTTTATGATAGCGAGGTCGGCGACAGCCGTAGGGCGCGACATTCGGAAACGCACCCGGTGTTCCTCGATGAACTGGCGGTCTTTCGTGTCGGGGTGCGCAAGCGTCCAGGCGTACATGTCGCGTATGCGCATGAGCTGCTTTACAACGACAGGCGTGTACCCCTTGGCCTCGATTTCCTCCGGGGAGGAAAAGAGGTCGGACATGCAGACATCGATCAGGTCGGGCTTCTTTTTCATAAAGAGGTTGGCAGACAGGTAATTGGGAATGGGGAATTGAGGATTGGTAATTGGGGAATGAGGTTATAAATCTTCCTCGTCCTCCATGGCGAGGAGGTTTGCGCGGGTGTTTTCGAGGGCGAGCGGCGAGCCGACCTGCGCGAGCTGCATCTCCTGCGCCATTAGTTTCGCCTTGGAAGCGAGCTTTCCGCGTGTGTAGGCGCGGTAAACCTCCGTGGAGCGGTCTTTTAGCGCGGCGCGGAGTTCGAGAGGGTCGGTATCGAGGATGACGGCGATGTCGCCGACAGGCATGAATATTGAGGCGTAGGCTTCAATCTGCTTCAGTTGTTCCGGGGATAGTTGCATTGGTTTCGAGTCGTTGGTTGAAGAGGTCGTTGAGAGGCACTGAATGGTTGTCGATGATGTCAATGACGGAAGCGATGAGACCGGCGAAAATCTCCGGCGATGTGGAGATGAAAGCGGATTCGGCGCGGTTGCCGCGAGTGAGGTTCTGCGACGTTACGACCGACACGGTCATTCCCGATTCCGATTTGACGAGCAGCACCTTGCTGTGGTTGTCTGCGAGGAAAGTCCAGTCGATGACCTGCACGATGAACGACCACAGCTTTATTGTCTTGTTGGTCGCCTTGTGGTCGAGGATAAGGTTGAAGCGCGAAATCGGACAGCTTTTCTTCAAGAAGAACAGGCGGCGCAGGAACTCCTCGGAGATGGAGAACGAAGTCTGCCACACCTCGGAAACGCCGACCTGCCGGACAATCCATTCCAGGATGTCGGCAACCTGCACCGCGTTGCTGAGGTAAGCCTGATATGGGGTGTCTGCAAGCGGTTTGAGGATGTCGTTTATGTCCGCTGTCCGTTTCATTCAGACTTGGAGGAGGCTTCGTATTCATCGTAGGCTTTCCAGTTGCCGCGATACTTCTTGTCGAGTCCGATAAGCTCTTTGAGGAACGGGTACCGCTCCGAATCGGGGCAAGGGTGGTCAACGAGCGAGAGGGAGCGCAGACGCAGATGCACCTCGCGCATACGGCGCAGCACCGAAAGGTTCTCGACATAGAGAGCCTGTATCTCGGGCGGAAGAGTGTCGTGGTCGGGACGCTTGCCTCTCTTAAAGTCGAGAGATGAGGGTTTAGAGTTTAGAGAGTCATCCGGCGAAGGTCTCTCGACACTCAACTCCAAACTCTCGGCTATCTTTTCGACGTGGGCTGACATCTCCGACACTTGGTCGTGCGTCAGACCGCGCACCCGGAAGTCGTACTTGGCTTGCAGTTCGGTTTCGAGGCGCGGCATGTCGTGGACGGCGAGCAGGTTCTTGTACATTACGACACGTCCCGTGAGTTGCAGGAACATCGTGCAACCCTCGGCATAGTCGCGTTCATCGGGCACGGCTTTCAGCCACAATCCGAGGCGTTCGGTAAATCTATGGTCATGTCCCATTAGTGCAATTATTTGTCTGAAACAAAATTATCACACCTTCCATAGCCGACAAAAGACGGAAAAAGACTATCTTTGCGACATGATTATTCTAAGATGTTATGTAGACATAAATGATGATTCGACTACCGAGGAAAGTCTGTCACAATTAGCTGTGAAGTGGGAATTTTTCCAGAAACCTCCGTTTACTATGATGCAAATAGATAGAGTATATGCGTCATGGGGGCGATACGAATTTCTACTCTCTGCAGAACTCCCCTCAATAATCAAAGAAAAAGAGATAGATTATTGGAAGAACATTATTTCCGAGATTTCAGAAAGCATAAAATCTCCCAATAAAGTAAATTTGTATTTAGACCACACCTTTATAAGCAGTAGTTCAACGAAGGATTATGATGAATGGTTTGGAATTGAACTTAGTGTTTCAAAGGTTCAGGATACCCCAAAAAGAGGATATTCCGATTGGGAAGATGAAATTCAGGACATTAATCGTTGGTAATTACGCTTTGTTGTTGATCCCGGCGACAAAGAGGATGTTCTTGCCGAGCGGTTCAAAGAGCCGTTTCATCGCGAACATCGTCTGCCCGGTGGTTACGAAATCATCGAAGATTATGATGTTCTGCTCCGAGGGGCGGACATTCAATTCAAAGACGGCGTTGACACGCTGCTTCGAGCGGCACGAGGCGGCATCGGCATAGAACGGGATGCCGAGCTGCCGGGCAATTTCGGCACTCACAAGGTGGGCGAAGTTGCGTTCCAGGTGTCTGCGGCGCGGAGTTGTGATGACCGCCCAGCTGCCGAGGTCGAGGTGTCCGCCGAGAACATCGGAAAGCAACGAAGCTGTGGCGTTTGCTACTTTGTGTATCATCAAGTCGTCAGCCTTGATTTCAGAAAGTGTCTTGCCGTATACAGAGCGTTTCCAAACAGCGAGGAAGAACACCCCGGTGCGGTATGCCAGCATCGGGCGGCTTTGGAAGTCACAGCGTGCGCCGTCGTTATGCGCCCAAGCCTTTCTGGCTTTTTCTGCAAAAAGGTCAGTGGGAATTGGAGATTGGGAATTGGGGATTGAGTCAGACGAAACGGCGGCAGACGGCACTTCCAATTCAGGCGGCTTTATCCCATGGATAATCTCGCCCAAATCAATTGCGCCGCTGCCGTCGTATGCATTTCCCATAAAGTCGAGAGTTTAGGGTCGAGAGTCGAAAGAATGTCGAGAGCTGAGGGTCGAGAGTTTAGAGAGTAAAAAAAACCCAAACACTAAACTCTCGACTCTAATCTTACTACGGCTTAACGGCATTTATGTCGCCGTCCTCGGTCTCGATTACGCCCTCATAGAACGGCGCGGGGACTTCGTCAGAGGCTTCGACATTGATAGTCGTCGATGTCGTGCCGGACGCGCCCTGGCCGTTGTCCTGGTTGACGGTGGTCTTGGTCAGCCACTTGTCGCATCCGACGACACGGTAGTTGTCGCTCATGTCCTGGACGATGAACACGTTGTCAGAATTGTTCAGGTAAGCAGCGGCGGCGGAAGCCTCAGCTCCCACGCCGGGATGCACTGCCACGAGCTTGTTGAGCTGTGTCTGCGAGGGGAGTTCGCCTTGCGGCTCGGAAGTGAGCTGCGACTTGTCGGGGAGGATGTCGATGAACTTCCACTTCGCGTCGGCTTTGAGCGTGAAGTCTCCTTTGTACTTCGCCGAGGTAGCGCGTACCCCGTTGGCATCGCGTTCAAGCGTTGGCCACGCCACAATCTCGCTCTTTGCGAGGTAGTAGACGCGGCGGCGCACGCCGGCATATTCAGGCGTGCCTTGACACCATGCGAGGCTCTTTTGGATGCTTATGCAGGAAGAAGTCGTGTTTGCCATTGTGTCATGCGGATTTGAGTTTGACTACTTTGAGGAAACGCTGGTCGATGCTTCGGAACTGCGTGCCGAAGAACATTGCGGCGGCGATGGTCATTGCCCACGGCTCCCACCGCTTCACCTCGAGACGGGTGAGGTCGCTCATATTGTCGTATGCGTAAAGCATGTTCGAGCCGGGGGTGAGGATGTACTTGTCCGTTCCGGCGAGGCAGTCGAGCGGCACGATTGTAGTCTTGTTGAAAGACCCCTCTATAATGGGCTGCTCGTACTTCTTGTTGTAAGGCACGGCGTTGTGGGTCACGAGGTAGGCATCGTTGTAATTGTCGGCGAAAGCCGGGTCGCAGAACAGGAACTTCTGCAGACGGCGCAGGTGGGGGTTGCACGAGCGTTCAATCTCCTTGGCGATGTCAACAGCGTTTGTGCCGTCGATTGTCTCGGTCAGGGTAATGAGGTTTCCCTTGGCCTCGGAAATGTTCCCGTCAGCCATCTCCTTGTCGAGGATAGTGCCCCAACCGTCAAACAGGTCGGCGGTAGTGTCGCCGTTTGCGTTGCGCTTGGCGGTGAACAAGGCATTGTGCAGGTGGTGTCCTAGCGAGCGCATCACCTCGGCTATCACGAGCCGGGCGGTCGGGGCTTGCATCTGCGCGTCGCCGAGCGTGGCTGTGCCGCGTCCCAGCAGTGTCTGGACGATTTCGAGCGGCTCGAAGTCCTCCCGAACGTTTCCGAGGTATGAGGTGATTTCGCGGTATTCAACCTTGGTCTCCGATGCGCTCTTGCGGTCGCAGCGGTAAGGGGCGAACTGCCCCGCTCCCTCCACGGAGGGGAGCTTGGTCGGGACTGTCACGCCGGGCATGCCCTGCATGTATTTGAGGGCATCCATGCACGAGAACAGCGGCATCAGCAGGAAGTCGCTCTTCCACTGTATGGCGGCTTTCTCGTAGTCGGCATCTGATATTTTTATGGAATGTAGTAAATCGGGCATATCGTTGAGAGTTGAAAGTTTAGAGGTTAGAGTGGAGAGTTTAGAGATTGGAGGTTACGGCAGGAGGTCGTAGATTTCGCGGGCTGAACGGACGTAGGCCGCGAAAGCGTCCACAGCCGTTTCGGGTTTCTTTGCGTCTGTCGGCTTGTCGTTGACTATGGCGGAGGTGGACTCCGCCGGTATCCTTTCGATTTTAGCGAGGCGTTCTTCAAGCGAAGCGACGGCGGCATCCTTGTCGGACAGGGCCTTTTCAATCGTGGCTATCTGTTCGACAGAAAAGTTCGCGCAGTTGTCGTCCGAGAGTTCCAGCGTGGGCAGGGACAGGACGGCGCAGATGTGTGGGGCGGTAAGTGTTGACATTTCGGTTTTATCGGGTTGGTTGGCGTTTGTGCAGTTTGTTTCAGGCGGCGTGCCACGGAACAGCGAGGCTATGGCGGCGAAAAACTTGCCGAGAGGGGTCTCCTTGTCGGCGACGGGTATGTTGGGTACAGGGATTCCAGCCGCAGCCATAGCCGAAGCCGTTGCGTCGGTGAGTTTAGGGGCTGCGTCCTCCGGCTCGTCCGTGATTTCGTCCACGAAGCCCCATTCCCGGGCTTCCTTGGCGGTGAGCCAGCCGCCGGTTTTCATCAGGGCGAGGAGGTCTCTCGCCTCCTTGCGGCATTTGGCGGCATACATCGCGGCGACGTTGCAGTCGAGCTTGTCAAGGTCTGCTTTCTGCTTTTCAAGAGCCGAGATTAGACCTGACATCTGGTCGGCATTGAGGCTCGACCACTCGAAGAAGTCCAACGAGCATTTGTGTACGAGGTACATTGCGTTGGTGTCGATGCTCACGTGCTTAGCCCCTAACGAGGCGATAGTGGCTGCGGAGGCGTTCATCCCGACGAAATGCACGGACACATCTCCGTGGCGTTTGAAGGCGGACGAAATGGAAAGCGCGGTCGCCAGCGAGCCGCCGAGCGAATCGATGAGGACGTTGACCGGTTTCCCCTCGTTCTTGCCGAGTACGAAGTCAACGTAGTCGCTGTCGAAGTCGCAGCCTCCGACGAAGCCTTTTAGGTGCAGGTTATATTTAGTTTGTGGCATGATAATCAGTTTATCCGCTGCAAAAATATATGCGCGGATTTATCCCGGAAAAGACGCGGAAACCAAAGAAGTTTTGTACCTTTGCAACCGCAATGGGAAGAAAAGCGATAACATTGGACGAGCAGATTGCCCTCTTGCGCAGCAGGGGCATGACAATAGCTGACGAGGATAAAGCCAAAGAGGTTTTGCTTGATGTTGGTTATTACCGGCTTGGTTTCTACTGGTTTCCTTTTGAAAAAAGCTATCCGTCAAAGCGTAACAGGACACACGCATTTGCAGACGGCACAAATTTCGATGATGCGGTAAAACTCTACTATTTCGATTATAAATTGAGAAACATCCTCGCTTTTTACATCAACCGCATAGAAATAAACTTCCGCAATTACCTGACATATACGCTATCTAATCATTATGTCAGCAATCCGCAATGGTTTGCTGACAACACTGTCGTAGACGACAAGTTTGTGTCGAGCTTCGACAAAACGGTATATACTCCGGGGTTTCGCCTTAACTCGGTTATAAAGGAGCATCATCGTTCACACAAGCAAGACAAATATGCCCCGGCTTGGAAAACGATAGAGTACATGACTTTCGGGGGCGTTATAAACTTGTATAAGGCAATAAAAGAAGTACGTTTGAAAATCGACATAGCGAACCACTATGGGATACGTTATGTCGCGGTACTCGAAAACTATCTTGAAGTGGTGCGTGAGATACGGAATTATTGTGCGCACGGCAACGTCCTCTATGATTTCGTGCCGTTCCGATATATCAGACGAGGTCCCGCCCCGATTGTCGGAGCAAATAATTTCCGCAATCTGAATGGTGCGATAACCGTTGTTTTGTATATGTTGAAACAGGTTTCGGTCAACAGATACAATGAAATGGTGTCTGAGATTAAGGCACTTATCAGGCATTACTCGGCATCGTCAAAGGTAGCCGCTATAATATCCAACATAAGCGGATTGGGTGAAATAAATGTTAAATAATCAAACTTTTACAGCGAGAGCATTGTCGTATCGGGAAAAATGAGTATCTTTGCAACGTCATAAGTGCAGCTATCGGTTTTAGTCCCGGTACCAGCACTCTAAAAGGGAAAAGAAGCCGTGCATTTTTCTGCGCGGCTTCGCCTTTTTATATTCCTGCGTTGCAACGAAAGAGGGCCGGCTTCCGCCGACCCCCGGAGAGGCGAGGCTTGTCAAGCCTCAGCAGTTGCGGAAGACGTAGCCGCCGTCGAAGTAGTAGTCGCTCATGAACAAGTCGCGTGCGAAGGCGGCGTAGTCGAAGTAGCAGGCGAGGCTGCCCATGATGCGGTCGAGGTCGTAGCAGTCATCGACAAGCTGCCGGGCGTAGTCCTCCTCGTCGTCCCATTTGCCGCAGTAGCGGTCATCGAAGTCGGCGAAGTCCTCGTCGCCGCACCAGTCGATATAGGCATCCAAGGCATCCTTGTCATGGCTTTCCTGAAGCCGGACGTATTCGGCAATCCTGTCGAATGTCTCCTCGTCCATGCAGCTCTCGCTGTACCACTGTTCGGGAAAGCACTCGTAGTCCTGGAACATCAGCTCCGGGTCGTCCTCGTCGGCATGGTATGCCTTGCAGAAGTCGATGAACTCGTCGTATGAGTCGAAGGAGGACAGATCCACCCACAGGCCGCAGAGGTCGCCGTTGTTGTACTTGGCGTATGTGCCGCAGTACACCGCAGGATGTCCGTCGCGGTAGTCGGCTTCGTGGAGTGCGATTGCCTCGTGCAGCGATTCGGGCGTGAAGCCGAGTTCGGCGAGGCGGTCGATGACCTGTTGGCGGAGAGGGAGGTTGGCTTTTAGAATCTCTTTCATTTCTGTGAATTTTAGAGGGTTTGACGTATGCCCCGAGGGGCTTGTTGAATTTTTACGCCGCGACCCCAGGGAGTAGCGGTAAGTACGGGACAAGGATAATTGCCGTCCTGCAACGGAGCGAAGGGCGGAGGAACGCGGAGCGCACACCTGTCCTTGTCGCGGAAGTCTGCGCCCTACCTTTGCGGCAGGAAAAATCAATGAAGCGCACGAGGCGAGGCAGCAGGAAGCCCTCTGAAAACCCGTAGGGATGAAATGGATAAAGCGCCGACCCGAAACGTCAAAAAGGAGACAGCCGAGGCATCGGGAACTGTATGCCCGGACACGCAAAACACGGCGGACACGAAGCACAGCAGCGACGGCGTACCCGCTGCGGCAAACGCGAAAGCGACGGCGACAACGCCTGTGAGAAGTCCTCCGACAACGAATTACGTCGGATAGTTTTCTGCAAGCCATGTCCGACGGCAACGACAAACAGATATGTAAAAGGGCTGCGAGCGGTTTCCTGTAAGCAGAGAAAAGGCGTGTAGTTTACGGATGAGGATGACAGATACGGATGCAAAAAAGGCAAAGCCACCGCGAGGATGACCCTGCCTTGAAAATGATGTGGACTGCACGAAGGCTTTGGCAGCGATGCCGCTACGGCAAACAGGAATGACGGGGAGGTCAAAACACGCAGGGCAAAAGCGTCCGCCGTCCAACAGCCTTGACCTCGATTTCCCAAGCCGCCGGACTGCCGCCCGGAGTACCCGTCTTGCGCGTGAACGACACCATGGGATAAGGCGGTTCTGCCGCACCGATGAGGAAGGAGTCTCCGTTGACGGAGGTAATTACGAAGCCCATCTGAATGTCCGTGTCAAGAAGCGATGTCGTGCGGAACTTCAAGGTCGCGGTCTCTATCGGCTCTCCGTGCGAAGGCTCGCTTGTGCACTCGCAGGAAGCGTTGTCAAACGGCACGGCGGTTATGGAAGTGTGCGCCGCCACGACTAACCCTGCCGCCGACATTTCGCGCAGGTTAGGCTGCAGTTTCGCGCAGTCCACGACACCGATGAACACGATGCCCGGGAGGGATTGCGCCAGTTGTGGTTTCAGTCTGTTCATTTTTTATTGTCTGTTGTTGTGTTACAAGTTATGTTGCAAATGTTGCGTATGCTGCACCGGGTACAAAACGGCGTTCAACTCGTAGAGTTTTCTCCGGGTTTTCTTCGGGAACGCTGCACGTAGATCCGTTTTCTCACGCGGTCGAGGCGTTTCTTGACCGAGTTGTAGTTGGTGTCGGTGTACTCTATGCCGTGCAGAGCCATGTACGCTTCGAGCATGTAGTCGATGCGAGTTCCTTTGATATATGTTTTCACGTAGAAGTCATGCAGTTCGAGGTCGAACAGGTCGCGGAGCGTCTCCACGAGAGCATTTATGCCCTTCGGCGAAACATAGTTGAACTGCCGTGGGTCTTTGGCGGGGAACGACGGTATTGCGACAGCCACGCATCCTTGCGGCGCAGGTCGCGGTATATACCCCGAAGGCGTTACGTCGAGCAGGGCTTTGAGCCGTTTGGCCTCCACCGAGCCACGCACGAGCCTCACGGTGTATTGCGAGCCGCCGTGCCGGTGTCTGAACCATTGGGCGAGGAACGGCTCGAGAGGCAGATAGATGAGGTAATCATTCATTGTGGTATGTGTTTGAAGTTTCTTTGCGAATAAGCGTTTTTGGGAGAGAACCGCAGTAACCGCACCACCGTGGAGATGACTTTTGACAACCCGCACAAAAACAGCCGCTTATTATATTCTTCTTTATTCCAAGAAAGAGAATATTGTATAAATGTGGGCACCGGCGGTTGCTTTTCGCCGTGGCGGTGGCAGACGGTGGCTGTGCGGTTGTCATTGGTCGTGGCTGTTAAGTCGTTGGCTTACATCGCGGTGGCTGTGGTGGCTGTGGTTACACCCCGTTTTCAATATAATCGGCGAAAAAATCAAAAAGGAAGTTCGGGCTGTCCGTTGTGTGAAGTATCACCCGGCAGTCCTGCGTCATCCGTCCGGCGGTTATCTTCAATCTCCTCATCCGTCATTGCCGAGGTGTCGGCGGTGAGATATAGGTGGTACAGCCGCTGCACCATGCCGTAGTCGAAAGCCAGCGCGGTATCGACATCGTACAGCTGCCGTCCCGCGCCGCCCGTCTCCGTGGCTTCCCTTACCGGCTGTCCGAACATGTTCATCTTCCAGAACTTCCGCTTGACGATGCCGAGGCACGGCGCGGAACGTTCGAGGTACTTGCGCATGTCATCCTCCGACAGCACGAGCTGCTTGGTCGTGCGTGCCTTGTCCGTCTGGTAATGCTGTATCACGCGGCGGTCGCGGATTATAAGCACGTCCAGCGGCCCGGAGAACTCGCGGACTGTCGCCGTGCCGTGCATCTTGAGGCTCGACACCTGCCTGTTGATGCGGTAGTCGCCCTCCTGATGCAGCTTCCCTTCCTGGTATAATACGGAGACGAAGTTCCAGAACGAGGCGACCTCGTCGGAACGTTTATTGATGGAATGCTGCTCTATGAGCATATCCACGCAGATGCCCAACAGCTCATCGTAAGAGAACGGCACCGGCAGCAGCCTTTCGAGCGTACGGAAAGCCGCCAGCACCACAACCCAGTTCATATACATACGGTCGGAAACCTGCGTCTCGCCGCGCCTCGCCAGCAGGTTGCCGACCTCGGTGCGTGTCAGCTCGCAGTAATGCGGAAAGTCCTGCGTGAACCTCTCGCGGTGCGCCACGACCTGCATGGCGAGGTGGCACACCCCTCGCTTGTTGTATTCCATAAGCTCGGCGAAGCGGCGGCGTTCCTCCACCGTGTAGGAGGTCTTGTTGACAGTCACGTGAAGTATGCGCGTGAACAGCGCAGGATCGATTGTCGGCATCTCCTGCCCCGACAGCACCACGCCGCATACGACGTTTACACGCTCCACGTCCCCGTCAACCATCTTGCCGCGCCCTACGCCGTCCCACATGGACTTCAGCAGCTCCACCTTGCGCCACTCTATGGAGTTCTTGTACTCGTCGAAATGCACGAGGCAGTTGGCGGCTTGGCTCAACGCCCTGTTTATCGCAGGATAAGTTTCTCCTTCATAGTTTATGGGCTTGTAGGAGTTGGAGAAGAACCCCTTCATCGCCTTGCCTAGCTGCGACTTCCCCGACTGCGGCTTGCCGAATATGTTGAATATCGGGAAGAACTCGAACATATCGAAGATGAAGTCCCTGAATAGTGTCGCGAACACGAATGCGACGGCGACCTTGCCGTTGTCGCCGAAAACCTCGACGAACAGCCGCAGGTAGTCCTCCATCCCCACGTCGGCTTTGGCGGCGTATACGAAAGAGCGTTCAAAGCCGTATTTCAGCTTGTTCCTGCGGAACATTGACGAGAACGCCGGTAGGTAGAACAGCCCGATGCCGGGTAGCTTCACCATCCCCATGTCGTCCGCCTTGACGAAGCGGTCGGTGAACACCCCGTCGCCGTATGCGAAGAAGCCGTCCTCCTGCCACCCCAGCTCGCGGATGCGGCGTGCGGTCTCGCTGCCGCTGTAGATGTACGGCTGCACCATGGCGAGGTCGTCGATCTTGCCGAGCCACACATAGTTTCCTGCGATGCCGACTTTCGTGCGGAACTTCTGAAGGTTGTTCAGCTCGTCAGGCTCAAGGGAGATGACCGCGCTTTTGCCGAGGTTGTTGACAGCCCTGTAAAGGCGTGTGTTGGTGCCCTCGTCGGGGATGTCGTACAGCGGCTGCAAAATGAAGTTCGAGAACCTGCGCACGTCCCCCTTGTTGGAATACGTGCAATAGCAGTTGCCGGCTATGAAGAAGCCGTACTTGGAATACAGGTCGCGCTCTCCGATGCCGTGTTCTTCGCCTCCGTTCTCGTTCCGCCTTGCGAGGACAGCCGAGTTGTAGGCGAGTTTCCAAGCGGATTTCTCCTTGTACTTCTTCGTCAGCCTGTCAAGGTACATCGACGCCAGCGTGGGGTCGTCCACTGCGGCGAGCATCGTGCAAACATCCTTTATAACCTCGGTGCGTCCGAGCTGCGTAGTCGGCGACAGGAACGCTTTTCCGGCGTACCAAAGCACGAAGTCCTGCTCTTCAAGGCCGTCCAATACCGTTTGCGAAATTATGTAGCTGTCAGGGTCGTTCTTCTTCTCTCCGTTTTCGAGCGGTATCTCCCGGACGGCTACGCGGAACCCCCTGCCAACGGCAGCCTTGCCGTTCTTCATCACGGCGGCTATGCCCGGGGCGTACACAGCCCCGTCCTTTGGGACTTCGCTGTCGGGAATGAAGCAGAGGGTGTCGCAAATCCCCTTTACGGCATCGAACTGCGCATCCGTCCACTCCGTGCCGAGCGCGGCTACGGCGTTGTCGCGGCCTATGGACTGGAGACGCAGCACGTCCGGCGCGCCCTCCACGACATAGAGGAAGCGGCTTTTTGCCCCTGCTTTACGTGCGACTTCGACGCCGAACACCGTGTCTCCTTTCTTGTAGACGCATGACGTGGCGGAGTTAAGGTACTTGCATTGCGGCTCTGTTTTAAGCGAGCGTGCCGTGAATGCGATCACGCGCCCGAAGCGGTCGCGTATCGGTATGGTTACGCGGTTGCTGAACATGAAGGAATACTGCTGTCCGCTGTCTTTGGCATCCGCCCGCTCCCTGACCATGCCGATGTCGAGCAGCGTTTCTATGCAGATCCGCTCCTGCCTGACGAAAACGAAGAACTCCTTGGAATAGGGGGCGTAGCCTATGCCGTTCGCCCGGCAGAACTCGAGTCCCCAGCGGCCTGATGCATAGGCGCAAGCCTTGCGTGCCGCCGCCGTCTGCGCAATGAGCGACCGCTCGAAGAAACGCTGCACTGCTTCGAGCGCAACAAATGCGTTTTCGCGCTGCACGGCGAGCTTGCGCTGCTCGTCCGTCATCGTTTTCGGGGCTTCCTCCACCGGGATGCCGTATATTCCGGCTATGTGCCTTATCGCTTCGGGGTATGACATGTTGCGTGCCTCCATCAGGAAATGCACCGCGCCGCCGCCCTCTCCGCAACTGAAGCACTTGCAGATGTTCCTGCGCGGATCGATGTGGAAGGATGGCGTGCGCTCGTTATGGAACGGGCAAAGCCCGACATAGCCGCTGCCGCACCGCTTCAGCTGCACGTGGTCTTTGACGACATCGTATATCCGCACGGTGTCGAGAACCGCGTCAATGGTCTTTTGTGCTATCATGGGTCGGAGCTGCTTTATCTGATGCCTTCGGCGGTCTCGCCGCTGTGTCGAATGCCGATTGCATGATGCCCTCGATTACAGTCGCGGTGCTTCTGATGCACACCACAGTGCCTGTCCCCGAAGCATTGCTGAAACCTGCCATTTCCGGGGCGTAGTCCCTGTCGCTTTCGCAGCAGATTATTAGCGTCACCTTGCGGCTCGGCAGTGTCGCCGCTATGTTTTCAACCACGGCGAAGATCTGGTCTTTCAGTGTCATTGCAGTCATCGTTTTATCGGTTTGCGTGATACGTACCCGATAGCGTCGAGTTCGTGCTGTTTGCGTGATTTAACCGGGTTGTGCCTGACCCATTCAACAAGGTCGGCGCGGTCGAAGTAGATGTACTTGCCGCCCGGCTTGTAGTGCGGAATAGCCCCCGCGCCGGTGAGTTTGTACAGCTGGCTTTTGGAAAGCCCGAGGAAAAGGCTCGCTTCCACGAGCGTAAGCACTTCTTTCGATGAGAATGAACCGCCCGGGCAATCCATGCTTTCGAGCCTTTTCTCGCAGTCTTGCAGACGTGCCTCCAAATCTTCGAGCTGTCTGCCGTTGTTTGTCGTTTCTGTTGTCATATTCTTTGGGTTTTTGTCGTTACGGGTGCAAAGTTAGGCGTTGTGCCATGCGGGCATAAGACAGTCGTCCTGACATCAGGCTGATGTCAAGGCAAGTGTCAAGGTTTTTGTTTTCAGTTGGTTGCCGTATGGTCGTTTTCTGCCGTTTTCGCCACTTTTCGCACTTCTTTGCGGATAGCGGCGACTGCTGCCGACATGCCGGTCTTCGCTTCAGCCAATGCCGATGAGAGGGCGGAACGGCTGAGTGACCTGTCAGATGCCGATGACGTTACCGACCCGTTAGCCGCAAGGACTTTCTGCCAGTCGCGCTCTATGAGCCGTGCGTCGGCGAGCGCATCGAAGAATACTGCCAGACGGCGGTTGTTGGCGGATTTGAGCGGCTTTGCGAGGCGGCAGTCAAGCAATGCTGTCAGCTCGTCCGCAGTAACACCTCCTTTGAATACGCCGGTCTTGGAGGCTATTTCAGCGAGAGGTACAGCCAGTTTCGGCGTTAGCCGGGATACAAAGCGCGGCTTGTCCTTTCCTTGCGCCTTTTCCGTGCTGCATTTGCCTGTGTCGAGATTGTCGAGCATCCTCGCGGCATCGGCATGTGAAAACCCCGGCAAGGCGAGGTATTCCTCCGCCAAGTCGGGGCGTGTTTCGAGCAGGGCAGTCATGATGCCAAGAGCTTTGTTGTGGGCGTTCTTTCCGGCGGCACACAGCGCGTCAGTGTAGCGGTGTCCGTTGATGAAGTCCGCCGTGAAGCGGCTGTAAAGTTTTCCCTTGCCGATTACTTCGTTGCGGTAGATTGAGTGCGCCTCGTCAAGCATGCGCAGGAGCAGCGCGGACGCATCGTCGCTGCATCTGCCGTGCAGGGGGCAGTCTTCATTGCACCCTCCCAAAAAGAGAGAGCGGTCTGTTTGTGTCAACCATGTTCAGTGTTTTAATTTGTTAGTGTTATTCAGTCGAATGCCGAGTCAAGCAGCGACACGGCTTCCTCTTTCTTGCTGTTTACTATTTTTGCGTATATCTGCGTCGTCTTCACTTCGGTATGTCCGAGGAGCTTGCTGGTGGTGTACAGATCCGCGCCCATGGTCAGTTCCATGGTGGCAAAGGTGTGGCGGCTGACGTGGAACGTAACGTGCTTTGAAATCCCGGCATCCTTTGCCCAGACGTCGAGCACGGTCATGTTCTTTGACAATGGGGGGAACACGAAGTCCTCGTCCCCAGCGTTGCCGCGTTCCGGCATCCAGCGCAGGGCTTGCTTGTTGAGCGGAAGAAATAGGGGTCGCTTGGTCTTGTACTGCGTTATCTGTATGTGGATTTTCTCTCCGTCCTTGATGACGTTCTTCCATTGCAGCCCCTTTACGTCGCTGATGCGCAGGCCGCAGAAGCATGAGAAAAGGAACGCGCCCTTGATGTCGGGGCGGCGGCAAGGCGTTTCAATGAGCCTCTTGACCTCGTCAACGGTCAGGAACTCGCGATGGTACGTAGTCCCTTTGAGGTGTGAGCGGTCAAGGCTGTACATGGGGTTTGACGTAAGTATTTCTTCCTCGACGGCTGCCCTGAACGCAGCTTTGAGGCAGCGCAGGTAGTTGTCAACAGTGCCTTTGGACATTTTCGTGTTTTTGTAGGTCGTGTAGTCGTTCATCAGGTACAGCATGAAGTCGTTGAGCCATTGCTTGTCTATCTCTGCGAGGGTGGCATCCTTCCCAGGGGCGTAGCCGTCAAGCACGAATATCATTGTCCGCACCCAACGCTTGGCGCCGGGCTTGCCTCGGCTCACCTGCCTGTCGCTGTATATTTTGAGCCAGTCCACGAGGCGCATCTTCGCTCTCTCGTCTTTCTTTATGCCTGATATGCCGTTTGTAATCTGTATTATGCGTTGCGCCTTGATTGCGTATGCCGCTTCCATGGTCTGCTTGTTCTGCAAGCGTGCCGCCGCATCCTTTTCGGGTATGAGGTAGAGCTTGAGGTAGTCGTAGGTTCGCTTGCCGTTGACGTTTATGGCGAGGTAGACGGAGCGGCTTCCGTTGGCGAGCTGCTTGAAGCGGATCCTCACAGGCTCTTTGGACTTGCTGTTGCGTTTCAGCTCGGCGGTCACGGCGGCGATTTCGGTCTCCGCCTTGCGGCGTGCTTTGAACTCCTTGTAGTGGTCGGTGTCGCCAAACACATCTTTCGGCTCTCTCGCGCTTGGACGCGGTATGTAAGTGCCGTTGCGAAGCTCTTCCTCGCGCTCTCGCTTCACCGCCTTGGCTTTCGCCTTGGCGCGTTTCACCTCGGCTTCGGTGGCATCGGCAGGTACATAGAGGAACAGCGGCTCGCAGCACCGGTTCTCTCCGGCTTCCCCATAGCGGATATGGAGGTAGTATGATTTGTCGCCGTTGCGGAGCATGCGCCATGTGAGTGTTACTCTGGATTTCCATTTTGATTTCTTCTTGGCAGTGGCTTCATCCTGGCTTTCGGCAGACTCCTCCTGCGTGTGCGCGATTTCAGCCATGCGCTGCTCTCTGACGGCGTTGGCACGCGCCATTGCCTCGGCATTGGCGGCATCCTCGCCGGGTACGGTGTACAGCTTGAGGAACTCGTACTTCCTTTCGCCACGGAAATAGATGTCGAGGTACAGCGATTGGCGGCCGTCCTTTAGGTCTTTCGCCCGGATTGTCACAGGCTCACGCGAGGTGCGCTTGGCGCGGACTCTGGCTTTCGCGGTCTGCTCTTCGGTAGTGTCTTCGCGTTCTTGGGTATCTGCCTGTGAGGCGGCTTCTTCAATTCCGAGCTGCGACAGCCTTTCGCTGCGCATCTCTTCGGCCATGCGCATCGCCTCGGCGTTGGCAAGCTGCGCTTCACTGTCAGCTTCGGGGTGGATATAGAGCTTGAGGAACTCGTACTTGCGCTTGCCGTTGAGGTAGGTGTCAAGGTAGATCGACTTGCATCCGTCAGCGAGCTGCTTGAAGCGGATTTTCACAGGCGATTTCTGCCTTTTGTCAGGGAGGGTTTCCAT